AAATAATCCTAATGCACAAAGTATGCCACTTTACGCATACGGAGATAATACAGGTGGTGGTGATTGGGAGGACAACACAGGACAAGGTGTTGACATAATTGAATACTATGACATTACAGGAACATACGTTGTATATCCTGAAACAAGACAATTATTTGATTATATACCTAATGGTCTAAGCACAGTTCCTTTTGTATTTATGAAGAGATTTAGTTTTGATGAGCTAAAAGGACAATACGACCATACCATTGGTCTAATGGCTATGATGGCAAAAATAAATATTATGTCAGCTATAGCTATGGAGGATGCTGTATTTACTGAAACTAACATATCGGGTGAATTAGAATCAGGACAATATAGAAAAGGTAGATTTGCAATAAACTACCTATCTCCGGGTACACAAGTTTCTAAACCTGCCAACAACATACCATATCAGTTGTTTCAACAAGTAGACAGGTTGGAAAGACAGCTAAGGCTTGTAGGTGGATATCCTGTCACGGATGACGCCCAATCGCCTACAAGCGTAGCTACAGGTGCAGGATTAGCAGAACTAAACTCATCCATGTCTTTGATGATTAACGAATATAGAGAAATTATAAAAGTTGGTGTAGCAGAGATGGATGCAAAAAGATTAGAGCTTGACGAACTTATATCTATGGAAACAGGTATGGATAGTAAACCTATTGCAGGATATTACAATGGCACAGCATTTTCTGAAAACTATAAACCATCAACAGATATAGGTGGTGACCATAGAACAAGAAGAATATATGGTGTTATGGCAGGATTTGATGAGCCACAAAAAATTGTTACAGGTTTACAGCTTTTACAAGCAGGTGTCATAGATACAGAAACTTTACAAGATAACATTGATGGATTAGAAAATATTGTAAAAGTACAAGAACGTATAAGAAAAAATAAAGCAGAAACAGTTTTGTTTGAAAGTGTATTGGCAAGAAGTGCTCAAGGTGACCCTGCCTCAACCATGGCTGTTGTAGCTATTTATGAAAACCCAAATGCTATGACAGAAATATTAAAACAGTTCTATACACCTGAAGAGCCACAAATGTCACCTGAAGAACAGGCATTGATACAACAACAGCAACTAGCACAACAACTACCACAACAACCACCAAGCATTGCAGACGCATTTGGATTGACATAATGGAACAAGAATTTATAGATGCAGAGTTTTGGTCGTTAGTAAATAACGGTAGTTTGGATAATCAATTTTTTAATTTTGATGAGTTGCAAAGTTATTCAATAATACAACCACATCCAAATGTTTATATAGTAATTAAGGAGGAGTTTAGAGATGGCGAAGAAACGTACTAGAGGGGGTTACCGAAAGCCTCAAAATCCTGCAGCAGTTAGTGGACCCGGTGCGTTATCCAAAAGAACAGACGGTAAACAACCAGTAGTCAGAGTACCGGACGTACCTTATGGAGAACAAGCAGCTTTAACTGCACAACAACAAGCTGCTCCTTTGCCACAGCAAAGACCAATACCTATACCTAGAACTCCGACACCTCAGCTAAATGTTTTTGGAACAACAGAAAGACCTGCAGAACCTATTACAGAAGGTGCAATGTTGGGAGCAGGTAGTCCACCTGCACAAGCAATAGAAGAAGATGAGAACATGTTATTGGCTGCTATGTATGCAATAGCACCAAGTTCTCTTATATCGGAGATGATAAATCAAGGGAGTATCTAATGATATTTCCTGACCCAATTTTTGAAGAATCAGTAGTTCGTAACAACGAAGCTAGACAAAATAAATTTACAGATTTAAAGAAAAACCTCTTAAAAACAAATGCTGAATCTTTAGTAGCTATTACTAGGAAGTATCCTAATTTACCAAAAGCATTAGCTGTACCTATGGCAATGTTAGGTGTAAATCCTGACAGTTCATCTGTAGAAGCTGTTGCAAATAAATTTGGTAATGCACAAATAGATAATGAATCTAAAGCATGGGAAATAGCTAGTACAGATTTAGAAGGTAATCCTCTTATACCTGAAAATCAAGATATGGTATTTAATTTTACTGATGCTCTTAGGGGTAAAGAACAATTAGGTATATGGGCATTACTTGGCTTTGAAAGTATGGGTGAAAAGGTAAGAAAAATAAATAGGCAACTGCAATATTATGAAGACCTTCATCAATATGACAATTTATTAGAAAAAGGTTATACCTCTGAAGAGGCACAAGAAAATATAAGAATGTTTGTTTCTAATACAGAAGTTCCTGATATTGGTAAAGATAAAGGTATGTGGGGAGAATTAAAACAATATGCACAAATGTGGAAAGAATCAGGTAAGTTAGCAGGTAAAACTGCTTTTGCTGCTGCATTTAGAGAAGCTATGTTGGGTAATCCTGTTAATTATAAAAGAGATAAAACTTTTCTTTTTGAAAGTATTATTGCTGAAGATGATGCTAGATATCACAGACTTGTAGATATGGGATTTTCTGATGCAGAAGCTAGAAAAATATTTTATGACAATGTAGGTACACCTATAAAAGCTAACGAAGCATTAGGTTTACAAGAATATACAAGTTTAACTAATCCAAATCAAATACAATTTTTTGAAGGACGTAAAACAGATTACACACCGGGTAAAACAACGTTTGATGAATATTTAAGTATAAGTAATTGGTGGAGAAATAAAAGAGGATTAGATACAGGTAAGTTACAACCTTATAGTTATGGAAGAGCTGTTACATATAACTTACAACCTTCAGGTACAAAAGCAGCAAATGTCATGTCAGGTCTTATTGACGCAGGTGTACAACTAGCATCTGATATACCTTTAGCAAAAGGAATAAGTGCATTGACTAGACTTAAACAAGCATCAATAAGTGTTGATAAATTACAGGATGCAAAACAAGCAGGTTTAGTAGATGATTATTTAGATACTTTTAAAAAAGGTTTAGATGAACTAGAACCATCTGTTGACCCTTTTACAGGTAAAAATCCAAGAATATCAGGAAAGAATGGTCAACTTGTAAGAATTATGCGTGGAGAAGAAAGACAAAAATTTAGAGCAGGTAGAAAACTTTACAAACAAGCAGGTGTAATAAATGGTACAAGAGCATCTTTATTTAGTAATTCAGTACTTGATTTACTAAACAGTCCTTTTGGTAGAAAAGTAACACGTGCATTAACAGAAGAAAACAATGTAACAAAAATTATGACTACACCCGGATTAAACAATTTAACATATACACAAGCTAAATCTATTGCTGATGCAACAGATTATCTTAGTGTACGTTCAATACTTGATGATTTATTTCAAACAGGAAAAATTACACAATTACCGGGTAAACAATCAGGATTAACAAATGCTGTATTAAGAACTGCTGCACGTAAAGGTAATGAATTATTAAACAAAAATAATCCAATACAAAAAGGTATGGGTAGAGCATTATCTGCTATAGGAGATGAAAATGCAGCATTAAGAAGTGTTGGGTCATATCTTGCAGGTAATTCAAAACAAGCATTTAATTTTATAAAAGAACAAGATACTACTTCTGACATTGGTCAATTATTTGGTTTTAGTGCAACACTTAGAGCAGGTGCAAAACCATATTTTAATAAAATATTATCTGTAACACCTGAACAAGGTTTATCTTTTACAGATAGAGAACATGCTGTAAGAAATCTTATTGCACATATGCAAGTAACTGGATATACCTTTGATGAAATGAAACCTATTGTAGATGAACTTATAGACATAGCAGAAGGTGATTTTGAGGCTATACAAAAGTTTGCTTACGAACAAATAAAAAGAGATGAACTTAGGGCAGCAAAATCAGGTAAAAGATTACCTCCAACAATGATTGCAAAAAAAATCTTTGAAAGTAATGCAGATATAAGAAAATATTTTATTGATAGTGTTACAGGAGAAAACATGCCATTTGTGGGTGATGTTGTAGAAACAATCATAGAACGTGGACCAAACGGTGAAAAGATTGAAATGTTAGTTCCATCTTTGCATCTATTAGCAGAAGGTGCAGATTTATACGCACCTCTTATGGATTACAGGCTTATAAACAGAGCTATGGGCAAAGTATTTACTACATATGGTGATGAGTTTGAAGGTGGGCTTAGAGCTAGTCTTAGACATACACGTAAAAATATTTCTTCATTATTTAAAGGTGGAGAGGGATACACAGGTCTTGTAGCAAGTAAAAATTTAACTGATGATGCATATACATTAACACTTGATTACATGACAAGAAATTTATTTAAACCTTTAGTTTTATTAAGAGGTGCTTGGTTTGTCAGAGTTTTCTTTGAAGAATCTATGCGTATGGCTGTTGCAGGATTAGACAATATGTTTATACATCCTGCTAGTCATTTAGTTTGGGCAAGGTCACATGGTCATGCAGGTAAATTATCTAAAAAGTTTCTTGGTGAATCAGCAGGTGGACAAGATAGTGCAAAATTACGTGAAAGTTTAGAATATGCAGATGTAACAAATTCTAATTGGTCTGCAGGAGCATTAAGAGGTAGACCAACATCTTATGGAACTATGTCACGTGACTTTGTAGAAATTAGACCGGGTCAAGAAGGATATATCAATGCTGTAGGTTTTGAACTTATACAATTAAGAAACGACCCTGTTGCTAGATATTTAGCTGCTAATGGATTCAATGAAGGCTCAAAAGCATGGTTTAGAAGTGCAGAAGCATTACCTATTAGACAAGAACTTGCACGTATTGGTGGAAACAAATATAAAAGTTTATTAACAAATCAAAAAGATATGGATGCATACTTAGCATCTGTAGAAGCAAGAATAAGAATAAAAACAGGTGAAAAATTAGTAGAAGGTAAAAACTACATATCAGGAGATAAATACAGTTATAAGTTTGGTATAGATGGTGGTGATTCAAGATTACGTCAAGCAATAGCTACAGGTAAACTAGAAACTGTTGGTGGTGATGTTGTTGACTTTATACCTGATGTTTCTAAAGAATATAGCAAAAAACATCTTACAAAAATTTACAGAGCCTTATCAGGATATGTTGATGATGGTTTAGAGTTTGGTTTAGTCAAAGGTCATAAAACCGGTGGAGATGTAACAGGCTTTTTAGGTTCTATTGAAAAACGATTAGACACAATGGTAGATATTGGTTTTAAATATTTGATGACAAAACCAAATGCGTATTTATCTAGGTCTGTTGTCTTTAAACAATATTATTGGCAATGGACTGCTGACAACATTGCAAACATGACAAAAGAAACACAAA